AAGCGCAGCGACCAGCAAGACCAAGATGGCGACTATAAAGAGCAACTTCGAGGCCAAAGATTTTCCCGATAGATCGATCAAGAATTGGCCGCAAGTTCGCAAGACTTTGCTTAATATGCTGGAGATTATCTGATGTGTCTTCATTTAGTAAATATCTCTCAATAATATTATGTACAGCAGAGCCGCGAGTGCTAGCTCGATGGCTAACCTTATTCGCTTCCTCTTCTCCGACTCTGGATCGCCAGGCTCTAATGGCATCTTCGCTGAGGATGCTTAAAACTGTTGTGACGCTAGGATAGCTAGAACCATCAGGAGCAACATATACACGCCCAGTCTCCCTTGTGTCTGCAACCAAATCATCATATCCGATATCCAATTCCACATGTTCAAATACCCTTGTCATTTAAAACGTTCCTAATCAATTCATTATCTAAGCTTGTTTCGGGGAGACAAAACATATTTCCCCATGGTTTACCGTGTTTCATTTCAGCTAAATTAGTTAACGGTATCCAATATTGTTGCGCGAAGGATTGACATTGGTCAACATCTCTGAATGGCATATTGTCATAGAGATGATGCTCCACATACTCACCTGGTAGAGCAAACATCACCACGAGTATATAGTATTTCATGGTATGTCATTCCAGCCCAATATTGCCTTCATCGCTTCAGGGTCAAATTCAACTGTACCCGTACCACCGGCTAAAAGACATGTAAATCCATTCATCGGCTGTCTTTCTACAATTGTAACTTGATCGTCTTTTGGATCGAACATTACAAAGAAATCGGATTTAAACCCTGATCCATCGCCATTAAACGAATTGCCATAGAAATACATTAGAGGTGTCATACCATCTTTCTTTACTTGTGACAACATTTCCATGGCGTTCTCAAGATTCGGTGCACAAATTACTGGTTTATTGTAAAGAGGTGCACTCGGTCCTGTAAGTTCTTCTGCCGTACTACTGCACGCCGGTAATAATAGCGCAGTCAATACTAATAATTTTTTAAACATTATTTCATTCCTAGCATCTCCTTCGTCATAATGTAATCACGAAGAAAGTCTGATCTTACAATATCGGCCCACCCAAATGTAATCACACTAAAATTCTTGAGTTGCTCGATGATTCGTAAGAATCTTTGGATCCCATCTCTCTCAGCTTCATCTTTGAAATCAGATTGGTGATAGTCACCACTAAATATGACTCTGCAATTGTTACCTACACGTGTGATAACAGAGTCAAGTTCGTGAAAATTGAGATTCTGCATCTCATCCACGATGATTATACTATTATCTATAGTCAACCCCCGAATAAATGATGTCGTTGTAAACTCTAATTGATGACTGCTGACCATTTTATTATAGGTCGAAGAGTCACCGAAGAGTTCATGACAAATCGCTTTGTATGGTGTTTCGAATACCTCTTTCTTCTCTTCGATCGTACCAGGTAGATATCCCATATCTCGTGTAGGAACTACCGACCTGACAATAATGACTTTATTATAAGGCGTCTCTCGCTCGAGAACCGCTTCCATTGCCAAGAATAACGCAACAAAAGTCTTACCAGTACCAGCCGAACCAGCAAGGACCAGATTATCTCCATCATCCCATGACTTAAAGGCTTTTTCTTGGTTTGCGGTTTCTGGAGAAAATTCGAATAAGTCTTCATAATGTGCCTTAGCTTTGCTCATAGTCTTGTATCCATTTAAGTTCCATAATTAACCGATAGTACCATGTACGGTCATGTGGATCATGTGCTTTAAGCGCATCATCACGTAGCTGTACTATACGAGCTGTGATATATTCGTCTCTCGATTTTTTTCTATTGCGTTTCATGTCTTGATGTTGTTACCTGCGCCAGATCCTTTTTTAATACCATTCAATACATCCTGCCAGCCACTACCTGCTCTACGTAGATTCGACATTGTATTGCCACAGAACGAAGGTGTTGAAAGTTCTTTGACAACATCCGGCATTTCATCGAGTATTGTTTGCAATTCATCCCAAGAGCAAGTGACGTCCCAGGTTTTGTTTGTCTTGGTATCTTTAAGCGTGTACTTCGGCACCTTGATATCCTTTCCACCAATCTGGTTGTGGTCGACCCCATTCCCATTTAGCAAACCATTTTGCTGCATGGTAATAGTTATGATAGGCCTGTACAGCATTACCTTCAACCATACATTCAGGGTAATGTGTCATGGCTTGATAAAACTCTGTAAGACCAACGTCTTTAATATTTCGTGGCGGCGTTTTCAGCATTGGGCCAAGTTCGCGCCAGGTTTTGTGCACCTTGCCACGTCTATATGTATACTCTTCTGCCATGGCTTCGAAGTGTGTATAATGCCAATTATAATTAGTAAGAGAAGCCATTGTCCATGTAGTACAAGGATGGTGTTTATGTACTGCTAGATAGTAGAGATTATCACGTTCATCATTAAAGTCATAGTAAGTCTGCATCGTTTTGCCAGATTTAGAACGCCTTCGAGTAGGAGTACCATCAAGTAAACGATGTGCAGTAGACAACATTTGTGCCGATTCAACGATCATTTTTGGCACATGTTTGTCACATAACATTTGAGCTGCTACAACTGGATCTTCATCAAGTATAAAAATATTCATATTCCGGGTACCACACCTGCATCATTATTGTTTTGATTCATAATATATTATAACAAACCGGAGATCAGTTGTACACTACTATTTTTTGTATTTAGACTGAAGTTAGTTTCGGACCATGTAAGTTGGCTATCTGTTGGTCAACGTAATTACGTTTCTTTAAGATCTTCTGCGCTCGACCGTCATCTCCTTTTTTCAAGAGTTTTTTGGCATAGATTTCTAGTTCAGCGGAATCTTTAATTAATCTTTCGATTTGAGCGTTCATTAATTGTAGTACCTTATAAAAAAAGAGCGTACACGAAAGTGCACACTCAAGAGTTAGAGTTAAAGGAGCTAGCCGACTTTTAGTCTGTAAGAAGACCAGGAAAAGCCTCCTGTATGATAGGGCGAGATAGATTCTTAGGTGGTTTCTTATTGACCATATTGATGACAAGCTTTGCGTCTTCAGGATGGACACCCTCGATTATCTCCAAAAATATCCTTTCACGCTTAAACTTCGGAAGCGCTTTGCTTTTACGAGAACCCTTTACGAAATAGATAAAATTCTTATGTTCTCGAAGAAGACTAGAAGGATGGTTATGAGCTTCTGCTGGTGTATACGGCGGTTGTCCTGGTGGAATATCCCATTCGATCGATTGATCATATGAACCACGAATTATATCCTTTAAAGCCCAGCTTTCATTCTCTTTCAAGACCGCAACCTTTTCAGCTTTCGATCTCTTTGATGCTGCTTTCTTCAGCACCTCAAATACATCTAACATCATTATACGAATTCCTCCACGGATTCAATCAACATTTTCATATTTTTATTTATAAGATATGGAAACACCAGACCTTTGTTTTTCCAAGGATCTTGACTTTTATATTCCTCTAAGATCTTTTCTTTAAGACGATCAGGTGTTTTAGTCAGATCGATGAGTGTTTCATTACGACAGTAGTTACGATACCATGAAGCAGCATACAGTAATTCACCTTCGCTAAGATCTTCGAGTATTGCTTCTTTCTTTTTCTTTGAAAGTGGTGTCTGTCTACGACCTTCAACAAAGACGTCATCATCTGATAGAACGTTTGGCACACCGTCACCGGCATCTCCAGTCAGAATCTTAAGAGTAAGATTTGTTTTCGGATGATCTTCGACTACAGGCTTCTTCATCAACGGAGAAAACTGCTTGACGTTATTATACTTCTGTAGTTGTTTAAAGTCATGATCAGAAGATACAATCATAACATCCTCGTACTGACCGAACTCTTGTGTATTCTCTACAAGTGTACCGATAATATCGTCTGCCTCGCATTCATCGATCTTAATTACATGGTACGGAAAGTTCTCCTTGATTTCTTCCTGTACTAGATGTAAGATACGAAATGCTTCACCCCAATCGAAATCAGATTCGCTGCGATCTTTACGGCGATTTGCTTTGTATTGTGGAAAGTAATTACGACGCCAGTTATTACCGCTATCAATAGCAAGTACAACTTCACCATAGTCTTTCTTGAATTTAGTACGATACATACGAATTGAGTTGAGCATCATATGACGCAACATACTCTCATCGTTGACTTTGTTAACAGCAATTGTGGCGATTGCAATACCAGAGAAATCAATCAGAATCATAATCAAACCTTTTCATAGTTACTACTCTATTATATCACATTTGGAGGTAAATGTAAACAGTTATTTTTTCAAATGTCGAGAGTGTATCTTACAACCTATGAACTCATTATACCACTCATCGGAAAGTAGTACTCCATTATCGAACTGACCTTTTGCCTCATAGTAAGACATTTCTCCTTTTGTTCTACAGAGTCGTATGATGTCTCGTCTGTAGTTAGTGGGACCCTTTGATTCGATAAGAGTCTGGAGATTTGTATTTGACCCGTAATAGGTACGCCAGTCAGATTCAACTCTTGTCCGTACCCTTCGGTTTCTCTTTGAATTTTTAGGTAATACTTTAGGGCGCCAGAAGTTCTTTTTACCGAGATACTTCTTCCCTGTATCCAATTCTGTGATGATGTAGACGAAACCCTGGAACTCGTCTGGGGTTTCGTCATAAATGTTTCCTTCATAGTACCATGTCATGTATTATATATCTGGGTTAGATATATCTTCTACTTCAGCTCTTCGACCACAACATGGACAGAACTCGGGTTTTTCTCCGTTGTCAACCAGTACAATCGTTACTGTGTCGCATTCCTCGCATTCGATTCGGAATTCGTTTTCCACTTTTCTTCAGTATCTCCCCTTTACGAATATCATCGCAGTAAAACCATTCTTTGATCTCGTTCGAAGAACGACCACAGCCAACGCAATAGTCTTTTTCGATTGTACAGACTCTAATACATGGTGACGGTATGCTAGAAATCGATCTCACATGCACCACCTGCACATGCAGCTGCAGCAAGAGTATCTACATCCACATATGTCTTTTCAGTTAGATCTGTTCTCCAATCTACT